TCTTCTTGGGAGCTATAAAAAAGAGACTCATCATTCTCATTTTTATATACACCATCATAACCTAAAAGCATAGGTGAATTGTCTACAGGATTAAGAACAGAATCTGTTACAGCATTTGATGCAGAGTCAGACCCTCCATTACATCCCCACATAAAGATAGATAATGAAATGGCCGTTAACATTTTTAAATAACTTGTCATTTAATTAAATCAACCCTTAATAATTTACAACAAAATAAGAATCAATGCCAATTATCACATAATGAATAATAATTGATCAATATGCCTACCATATAAAAAAGTCCAACAAATGAGATGCCAGGTAAATAAAGTATTCACTCATATTAAACATCTATAATTTGCTTATCCCGTGAGAAACATAGCCCTCTATTTTTAAGCATCCATATGCTGAAATAAGGAGGAATGGTGGAATCTACCCCCGTGATACAGCGCGGGGGTCGGCGCTTTGCGCTGCTCCGCGTCGTAGTCCACGCCTTGTGCGCGCGCTAAGCGCACGACACCAAAAAGACAAAACCCAAAGAATGAGGCTTGCTCGACTCTCGCCGCGCCTAGTTGTGGCCAGTTCCGCGAGAAAATGCTGCTACCCACTGCGTTTGCTGAAACTTCTTTTATGGCTTGGCAGGGCGAAGGGTGTTTTTTCTGATACTCGAGTATCGATGATCACTTGACTGACTGGCGCGCTTTAGCAATCCAGCGAACCGCCGCGAACGCTTGGTGTGTTTCGGCTATGCAGTAGCATACGTTTTGCGTTTGTTGATTCTACCGTTATGGCCTAGTCCCTGCGGGGCATCGAGCAAAGCTCGAAAGTCGCGCACTGAGGCGCGAGATAGTCGGGGAAAAATTAGCTTCACAGCGACCGCTGTCTAGATGGACATTGCAGAAATTCCGTCTCCTCGCATCAGCAAAGCTGATGACTGCGGCGGACGGCTGGAATCTGAATAAATCGATTTATTTGAAACTTTCTTACTCTTGGACGGGTAAAGCTAAGGAGCAGTTCTTAACAAGTGCCATCAAATTCTCTCGAATAAGATCCTTTGATTCGTCATCCAAGCGGGCATAGTCCGATTTGAACTCGATGAGCAAGTCAGCAATAGACTGAGGAACGCGAACTAAGACAGTCGGCTCTTGCTTCTTACGGCCAGCGCCCTTGCGCTTTCCTCCGTGTTTGGGCTTTTGAAGGGCAGCAATGCGCTCAGCACATTCATTATTAACGTAAAGCGGTGTACCAATGCCGTCAATAAAGTGAAAAACAGGGTGCTTGTCGATATAAGAGCGAGCAAGACGCATCGCATACTCAGGATTTGAAAGGTAATCAGTGCCTAATTCTCGTTGAAACTCATCAAAGGCAGCCATTGTTTCATCGGACATTCTCGCTCTGCAGTATGACATAATTGATTCCTGTAACAGATTTCAAGCCACTTGATATAGGTTACAACAATCAAGATTATGAAATCTGTTACACAAATCAAGATTCTTGAAAAGTGTTTCAAAAATCAAAAGAGATATGCACAGTTTTTGTGGATAAGCTTTCTATAAGGAATAGAAGTGCTTGATAAGCTTCATTTCTATCTTGGCCAAGTAAAAGCGGCGCTCGTAAAACTCCAGTAAAGTCGGTGGCCCGACACGGGAATAAGCGCCAATCGGACTATTAAAGAGATATCGAGAGACAAACTCAGCGGGTGGAATAACTGGATCCATTAATGATCCTCCTTAGAAGAGGAACGTTTCTCTAGGTAGCTCTTAGGTTGGAAAGGCCAAAAGCGAAGAACGCTCCAAGAACGTCATAGACCAGAAGCGCCGAGAGAACGGCCACGAAATTATAGAAATAAGATGCTTCGATGAGCGTAGCCAGTTGATTGGCCGTGATAACGATTTGTTCCATGAGTTCACCTCTAAAATAGCGCGCCTAACTTCACTTGCTGCGGCTGTCCTTGCAGTTCAGCCACTGGCTCGCGAAGCATCGGCTTGCAGGTAACGTTAATAGTGATGTTTTCCTTGGTGAGCTTGAGTAAACAGTCATCGTAATGCACATAAGCAATGTCGTTAGCCCTCAAAAATGAGTCATCAAGGTAATAAGTGCCTTCCGGCGTTTTGGCCTCAAGAGTGACAAAGAACTGAAAGCCTTTATCCGATTGGCGCGTGGTGTGTCCGGTGTAATAGAGATTCTGCAAGTCATAAAGGCCGAGCATCTGCTTTATGGTGTCAATCCGATGAGATGGAGCAGGGGAAAGAGCGCTAGCTTGACCGCCGTTCCCACCAGAAGGTAAAGCAGGAGCATTTTGCCCACTCGTTTGAGGGCCGACAGTGGACGGGTCAGAAGTGGGGGAAGTGTTAGACGTTTGCGCGGCCGTGTTCGCCACCGACGAAGAAGAACCAAAAACCAAACCGGATAGACCATAAAGAAAGTACCCCATGCCAAGTATGCCAATAAGTAGAACGACCATGATTTTGGGGTTACTCAAAATCATGTTTACCCCTTTGCCGTTCTGCGCGTTCCCCGTCGATGTGGACTTGTAAAGCAAGAACGCATCAAGCGGAATTTTCTTCGTCGTGACGTTTGGGTCTTTACCCTTGGGAATAACGGGCGTGCTCGTATTCTTGGCGTGTTTATAGATGTAAGGTTTACGCACCGCCCAAAAGTAAGCGTCACGGCCTTTGTGGAAATAACACTCTTCCGCACAGGCACGGATAGCCGAATCAATTTGCCCCCAATCAGGCGAGAGCAAGTGAATATCCCAGTTGTATTTACGATGACGCATAAAGCCTCATTGAACGAGAGCGGGTAAATGATGCGCCCCTCAGAATCGTATTCGGCCACGCCTCTATCATCTGACTCACAAGCTTGAAGCTGTGACATATCGGCCGGAACGTAACGGGAATTAAAGAAACTCTCATAGTCTGGCGGGAGCTTAGGAAGGAACTCGGCCAAAGGACGATAAAAGACTTTCTCAAATCGAAAGCCAATGTTCTTAGAGAAAATATCTTGGCACTCATCAATCACAATGAGCGCACCAATCGGACACCAGCAAAAGAAGTGTTGCCAGAGCTCTATCCCGTCCTTGTCTCTGCTGAAAATACGGATAAGGCGAGCCGTGCTAGGGAACTGCATATCAAAGCGGCACTCAATTTCATCGAGAGGTTGCATACCTTCCAAATTGGTCACCACCACACGGCCAGCCTTGAGCGCTTCATAAATGACAAAGTAGGCCACATAAGCAGATTTATAGGAGCCGTTCGCGCCCGTTCTAATGAATATCGCCATGATTAAAACCTTGTCATTTTCCAAACGAAAGCCGTAGCCATACAGTTAAAGTAAATACCGATGGCTTGAGGGATTTTGAATAAGAAGGCGTAGTAACGAAGTTCATCGGGCAAGGCATTAAAGAAGCTCGCGAGCATATCGTTAAAGCCAATATCATTAAGCAGGTATTCCGCGGTTTTGTAGGCCAGCTCTAAAGAGAGAATGAGCCAAGTAAGCTTTAATTTGACATACCAAGCATTGCCCCAAATGACAAACTGCTCGAAGTAGTCGGGGATGGACTTGAAGAACTCCACGACCGTATCACCGGCATTCCCAATCGCACCTAATAAATCGAGTAAGAATTGCATTATTTATCCCCTCCACCCATGACAATACGAAGGCCAGCCAAGGCCGCAAGAAACAGAATGACCGACGAGATTAAACCAGCGTTCGCCACCAAAGCAGGAAACACACTCGATTTGATAGAAGTCTCTTGGCCGTTGGCGAACCGGAAGGAGAGAGAGTGCTCTTTGTATTCACCCGTGTTGAGTTTGGAGACATCAAAGGAAAAGAGCTTTTGAAAGTCCTTTATCTTCTCGGAGTATTCTTTCTGTAGGTCAGTGATTTCCGTGTTTAAGGCCGCGAGAGAATCAGAGCCATAAAGAGGCATCTCACCGAAGTTAACGCCAGAGCTGATACCTGGTTTGGTTAACCCGTTACCACCAAGCAGGCCGTTTAAGTTATCAATGCCCGTTTTGATGGAATCAATACCGGACTGAACACCGGATAAATCAGTGTTACCACCACCAGAGCCGCCGGAGTTGAGAGCAGAGACGATTTTGTCTGTATCCTCAATCATTTGATTGCGTAATCCTTCGGCCATCATTCCAACATTTTCGGTTAGTTGAGAAACATTAGAATTAAGTTGATTAATACCGAACTCGACAGGCCGAACCGCTTCACGAACGTCTCGAACAGCGCTAACGATATTATTAGAGTTGGCGCTAATAACGCTACGAGTCGTAGACATGGAACCCATAAAGGAATTGAGTTGTGAATCAGGAAGGCCAGAGCCGCCGCCAGAGCCTGAATCACTAAGCTTGTTAAGTATGTTGGCAAGGGTGTTATTTGCCATTTGCGACTGTTGGGCAGTTTGGAACGTATTCTTCTCGATATAGTCCGACAAATTGCGCATAGCATTAACAGCACCTGTCATCGTATTGATTTGACTAGAAAAGCCCTTGTTTATATCGAGTAACTGAGAATTTTTAATTAGAAGCTCGTCAAGGGTCATAACGCCCATGCCCTCAATGTGCGCAATATCTTTAAAAGCCTGAGCTTGTTGGATACCACTAGTGGTATCTCTAGGCATACCACGAATAACATTCATGACTTTTGCAGGCATAGAAGAGGGAGCATTCGGATCCCAAGGTTTGTCTGGGTCAGCGCTTGGGTCACGGATAACGGTATTACCACCAAAGCGCAAGCCATCGCTTGGATCGATTTGGCCGTTAGACATCAAACAATGTTTGCCATTAGAAACGAATTCACCATGACAAGTACCATTATTCACAAAGCAAACAGCGACGGTGGCCAAGTTATAACGACAAGTTCGGGCGCAGGTATAAGGCTTATCGCCAAGGATTTCACCTGACCAACTCACCGAACCGGAAGATATACCGATTTGGCATTCAATCTCAGCGCTGGCCTTGGACGGAAGAAGTAACAGAAAAAGGGTAAGAAAAAGTAATAGTGCAAGGTTCGTCAGTGTAAGAGTGCGCAGCATAGACCCCCCAAAGGAAAACGCCCCCGTTAGGAGGCGTTCACACCCGTATAAACTCCGTATATAAACGCTCCAGCCATGCCAAGGCCAAAGAGCACGGACAGGGTGGAGGTCAAGAGTTCAGCCATAGGGTAATTACTTCATTGCGCCAACAATCATACGCAGACCAAAGCCGAGAGCGGCCATAGCAATCAGGCCAACGACAACGAGAGTGTAGTTACCTTGACCAGAGGACACGCCCGCTTTGATTGCGTCCGAAATAGGATCTTCTGCAAAAGCGAAAGACGCAGGAAGTACGGTCGCTGCTACAACACCAAATTTTTTAGCCATGTTACGAAATTTCATAGGATTATCTCCAACTGATTTAAGGGTTTAGGGCTATGCGCGCCCCATTGTTTTCAAGATACGACCCAAGACATGACCGGACAGAAACGACAACAAGAGATAGCCGCTTACGTGGTAGTAAATGTCAGGGTCAATGGTTACCGAGCCAAGCGAGGTATTGCGTATTTCGTCCAGCTCGGAAGGAGTGAGAACCACGTAAGTGCAGTCAAAGCCTTGAGGCGCAAGCATCAAATAACCGTTGTATGCAATTACGCAATTACTCATGTTCTTGACCTACTTCTTCAATGTTTCAGTAAAGTATTTTTTCACGTCCTCATCCTTGGGGATGAGCTCAACCGCAACGACTTCCAATGGGTCGTCAGGGTTACTACCAAAGCGAATGTCATATTCACGGTTAGGAACAAAAGCGCGTGTTTCAATCAAACGCTTGGCGTAAGTAGGTTCGATACGCAGCGGCTGCTTGTTGAAAGGAATATCCGTGTTTAGCCCTAAACCGTATTGAGCAAACTTCTCAACGTTGACGGTTTCAACAGGGCGCAGAACGTTTAGCTCTGCAATCGTGGTACCCGATTTAGGAAATGTTTTGATGACGATGCCAGTGATGTTAGCCATTACCTTAACTCCATAGTGTGTTTTTCAGTTGTGTGTATGAATCAGGAACGCCGAGCAATTCAAAGTCAGGGCGTCTATGTTTGTGAGGGATAAGCATCCCGAATGCTTCGCCTAAATCGCCTTGCGTCATGGCGATAACTTCCGCTAACGCCACGCCACATTGACGGCGAACCCATGCGATGCGAGCCATAAATTCAAGACCTTGAGCCTTTTTGTTACGAGAGAACTTAACCGGAGGCGTACACTCGATAGAGGCCGCGAAAGGGCAGATACCCGCAAAAGAGGCGGCAGGGTTGGCTAAAAGCTCGATGTCGCACTTTTTCAGCTCAACCTCGTTTCGATACCAAATCAGGTCAGGGTCAGTAATTTTTTGCTCAAGCTTTTTGTTGTAGATACGCCAGTAAATCGCCGAGGAACGAGAGCCAACAATCGTTGCTTCTTCCATCAAAGCGCCGTTTTCTGTAATGCGTTTATGAGGAACCATTGAGGGACCTTGACCCCGTGGAGCAGTGCGAAATGCTCCCTCATAAAAACATTTCTCTGCATACTTGGCGTCGAAGTTTCCGGTGTAATCGTCCACGGCCAAGTCGAGACGAACTAAGCGAGTAATGCCAAGAACCTGAGCAAGCCACCAATGAAGCTTCTTAGAGTCGATACGGTCGAAAAGTTTGGTGCACCCCGTGCCGTTGATTTGGACAAAAACGGTATCGTTGTTTCCGCCAATTCCGACAAGGCCGCACTCAACTTGTCCGGTCATATCGAGAATAACCATAGAATCGTTGTAACCATGAAGCCACGACCACGCATAGGCGATAAGCGAAAGCCCATGATTTTGGACATGAACAAATCGAAGCGATGAAAGAGCATCTTTGACACTTTGTTTTTGTGCGCTTCCATATGGCGCTCGATTTGTTCCAAGGTAGAGCACACCGCACCTTGTTCCTTGGTTTTAGTTTTTGGCTCGTGGTACACGGGCATTTGTAAATTGATAAAGTCTTGGTCGTTGCTTTTGTCCAAGTGGCGTAAGTCCGCATAAGCAAAAGTAAAAGCCAAGTGGTCAACTTTGACAGGGCGAACCGTGTCATGGTGAGGGTGCTTACATGGCATGAAAGACCCCCTTTAACAGCAATTCGTTGTAGTTTTCGTTAGTGATTTCAACCAGTTGATATGGGTCAGAGCCATAATGAATGGCAAGGTATTGCTCAAACTCAGGCCAGTTTTTAAAGAAACGATGCCCCCAAACGAAATAGACGTTGATTCCGATGTTGGGTTCGTTGTCGTAGTAGATGAAATCACCCATGATAGCGACCTTACTTAGCCTGATAAGAAATCTGAGCTAGAGGCCAGTCACGTTTGATCTTGTGCAAGACAGCTTTGGCCGTAGGAAGCGGCATTTTATGAGCATCAGAAGAAACAGAAGTCACTGAAAAGCGC